CGCTTGTTAGCGGGACACTGCTCGATAAACTCTTCGCAGGTCAGATGTTGACACCTTCCAAACTCGCGTACTCTGTCTGACAGCCTTACTGCCACTCCCGTCATTTTCCTCCACTCCCCGCTATGTGGCTGCGGGGTGGGCTCCAAACCTAACTTGCCTTGAACGTTGAAGACTCTCTCATTCAGGCCCCGGATTAGGTTGGGTAAATTGTTATTATGTGCGCCAAAATCGTTTCTAGCAGACATGTATGGCGATAAAATTACATGCCTAGGTTTAGCAGGTTTAGCATCCACATGCGTTTTTACGGCTATCCCCCGGAATGACGTACCGTCGTGATACTGCTTCGCGGTTGTCGTTCTAGCCTCCATTCGCACGAGGCACCCCTACGCTGTAATGGCGCTCCCGCTCTCAGCGAGACGCTCCCAAAATACGTCATCCTCCTCTTGTATGTAATATGATGTGCATACCGCCTTCAGGTACCAGGCCTTCTCCCGGTCCGTAATGTGCACCTTTCCGTTGGGCAAAGGAACTCCGTCGTCCCTGGCCTCCTTCACCACCCGGCGCACAATGAGGAACAGCGCGCGCTTATCCGCATCGCTGCCAGTGAATATGCAGGGGGCAGCAAACTTCACCTGGTCCACCAGGGCTTTCACCACTGCGACCCGCCGATAAAACCGATTGGCACAACGATGTCTCGCGCTATGCTTCTTCGGCTTACCGAAAAGTTTGTTGGCTTGCTGCTTTAGAGACTCAGCGACACTGACCTTCACTTCCACATCGACATTGTTTCCATCAATGTGGTCAAAGGCCCGATATGCCGCAACGCCGCATGCTGCTGCTTCCCTGACCTGACGCTCATTTCTGAACGCAGTGATTCCTACCAAGTCAGCAAGCGACGTTGTCCCCAATGGATGGGGGGCGCCGTTAGGCCCATAAGTTGGCACCTCACGGTCGACCTCCATGGGCACGGGGCCATTTCCTGGCCCCACGCCCCCGGGTGCGGGGCCATTTCCCGGCCCCGCACCCCCGGGCGCGGGGCCATTTCCCGGCCCCGCACCCCCGGGCGCGGGGCCATTTCCTGGCCCCGCACCCCCGGACGCGGGAGCACTTTGCCCCGCACCACCTCCTCCCCCTGAACTAGCCGCGCTACCATCAGAGGCCTGGGCCTGTTGCAGCCATGGCATGATGATGTTGCGGTTGTACTCCTCCTGGATCTGCACCCTTAGAATCGCCTTCCTTACGGCGTCATTAACCACCCCCCGGCAGATTTCCTCTACTTCCTCCTTAGGGGACAAATCCACATCCATCGGATCTGACCCACGTGTTGGTACCATTTTCGCAAACACGGCAGCATTCCCTGAGAGAAGTACAAAACCGTGCCTCGCTAACATGGCACCTGGGCGCTCAGCCTGGTTTTCTGCAGGCCGGGAGAAAATACCCCTCAGCCATTGGGCAGCCATAGCTAAGCGCTTAGCCACTCCTCCAGCAGTCTACTGGAGGAGTG